CAATATGTTTTTTCCTGCGGCCCTCATCCTCGTACTCGGCGAGAATAAACTCGTGCCATTCTCTGTACAGGTCTACCCGAGATACCTTTCCTGACATAGGAGTAGGTAGAAGCTTTCCGTCTAACAGCTCTCCCAACCAATTGTCTGGCCGCTCAACCACCTCATAGGTGTATTGGGGTTCCGCCGATTTATTTTTTGCCAAGTAACAAATGAAGTGGCACTGATCAACGTCCAAGCATTCCATCTGCATATATACCTGCGTCAGGTACATGCTTCGCTTCTTGTCGAAGATCGAATAAGGTTGCTTGGTGTAATAGGGGTACGGGCACTTGAACTCACAACATGCGTCAAGGCCGATCAAACCATCTGCTGATGCTTGCAGAAAGTCATACTCAGGATGCACAACAGAGCCTGTCTCCCTGACCTTTTTACCGATCAGCTGCTCTAAGAAACGTCGGGCTGTGTCCTCCATCAGTTGGCCATGCTCTACCGCAGGAACCATTACAAACTCAGACTCAACACGCGCCAGCTGACGCACACGCTGTCTTATGTACTTGGGGATGGTCAGGTATGGATGCTCGCCTGTCAGTGCCGCGATAGAGGAGGCCGGCTCAGGTAACCGTCGAGCCTCGTGCCACTCTGGAGAGCCTTGAATTTCAGCACTCATTTAGCGGACTCCCAAAGCGCTACCTTCTTAGCTTTTAGCTCTTCATACTTATCGGCATGGGGGTCTGCATCAATCTTGCTGGTGCGTAGCGCATTAAGATATCTATTGTGCTTGCGCTCTAAGGCTCTTAAATTAGTGCAAGACTCTAGATCAGCCTCGACCCAGTATTCATCTGCCATGGTGCTATCGTCAGCAACTGCATCCGCAACAGCGTCTTCTAGATATTCAGGCTCTGGTGCCGCCTGATCTTTGATCCACAGCTGATGTGCCAGACCAAACTCACCCATAGCCCTGACGCGCAGGCGCTGTTTGGCTGTATTTAGATCCCAGCTGGAAGGGTTCTTTATGGATTGCGTGTTGCGGTGAATAGGCAGACTAACAGTCTTCTCATGCCCCTCAACGGTCATCGTGAGGCGAACCTCTGCGCTGCCATCATCGAGGTAATGTAACTCTCGGCCCTGTGAATCCTGCAAGAACTTGTAGGTGTACTCTGGATAGGCAGACATCATCAGGGCATGCGCTGCCATCACCTGAATGATTTGAACACCATCGTCATCAGTGATGATGTGTGCAGAGCAATCTGTATTACTTAGAGTGTTCCAAATTTCTTTTTTAGAGGTAGATTCCATTAATTTCGATCCAGTTGTGTATAGGCTTGGATCTATTATGCTTTTGTGTGTACCTAAAAACAACCCTAACGTGCGAATAATCGTTAATTAAATCAAAAAATAGACGATAAAAGAGCTTTAAAATACAGAATACGCCTGAGAAACATATATATAGGCAGGAACGCAATAATGCTATGCAAAACTGATTAGGTAGGCAAGTGTTTTATAGGTGTTTGCGACAGGACGTAGCTTTTTAGCGGGGGTTTATTAGGTTAAATCGTCGGCAGCAATAAGCGCAAGGGTAGAAATACAAAGAACAATCATGTAGGTGGTAAGCATAGAGGCCTCATTTAAGTGAGACGCAATATTACAGGCAATAGAGGCCTAAGCCCAATGACTTTTTGTCATTAGGCCTATGATTTTAAACGATATTTTATTTTTCAGGCAGGATGATAGCCATGTTGTCGAGGAGGTATTCGGCCTTTTCTTCGTTCTCATACAGCATTATGGCGAGAGTACTAAACCTGTCGGCACTAAGAGAGCCGTGCTCATTCTCGTGAGATTTTACTTTCTCAATGTTTCTTTTAAATTTAGTGGTGTTTACGCCTTTTGCTCTGCCTAAGCCGGTCACCCATTCGTATACGTCTAGATCAAACACATCGCAGCATTTCAGTAATGAAACACAGTCTCGTGGCAGACTACCATTTAACCATCCGCTTGCTGTGGCGTTTGAAACACCACATGCCTCAACTATCCTTGATGCCCTGCCCCACTGCGATACTCCAGCAGATTCAAGCATTGCGTTAAATATAGTAGCCCGCTCCTTGGTAGTTATAGTGTGCATTTTAAATTCTCCGTAGTTAATTAATGGGGCAACAGAATCGCTGAGTGTCCGTTGGGCACTACCCCGATTTGCGAATAGTAACCAAACAAAATCAAATTAGCAACTATTGCATAATAATTTATGTATTTAATTGCAAATAGTCACCAATTCATTGATACTCGAACCAACTAATAGAGTTATGACGAATTGATGAGTGTTGAATGATATTTAAAAGAGCGCGGTTTGATGATACTACCTTTACCACCCTTCCTAATACCTTGCTTCGCGGCGGTGGTGATTCTGCCAGCTCTGCTCGTGAAGACGGGCTGACGCCTGAAGCTCTGGGCGTTCTTGTATACCTTTTATCCCACTCCGCTGAGTGGCAGGTGTCTCAGGCTCAGTTGTGCAAAGTGTTCGCCGTTGGCAAGACAAAGATGCAATCCATAACAAAGTCCCTAGAGGTCAGCGGCTACATCAAACGTGCGCCAGCCCGCGTAGCCAGCGGCCAGTTCGGCGGTTATGACTATCTTGTATCGGATTCTAGAGACTTTCTCACCGAGGCTGATTTTCCGTCTACGGGTAAACCGTCTACGGGTAAACCGTCTACGGATAACCCGCCACTAAGAAAGACTATAGATAAGAAAAACAATAAGAAAGAAAAACTATCGTGGAAAGAAGAACTATCCGCCTCTTCTCCAGAGGGGGTGCCTAAACAGTCGTGGCTAGATTGGTGGGAGCATAAGCAGAAGAGTAACAGGGCGCCATCGTCTGTGATGGTGACCCGACAGACCAAGGACTTCGAGATTATGGTTCAGGCAGGCTTCGATATGAAGGAGCTTGTTTCTTACGCCATTGCTCGTGGCACATGGCAACGGATTGGAGACCCTGACTGGTCTTCATTACAGCAGTTTAAAAATAAAAAACGGAACGATGACATTTTAGGAGCGATCAAATAATGGAGATCCGAGAATTAGTACAGGCGCTTGCCGAGCAGGCAACCGGAATCTGTGCAGAGCTATACCCCGAAGGAAAGATTGAGTCAGGTTGTTACAAGGTTGGCTCGATATCAGGCGAGAAGGGCAGGTCAATGTCTGTTTACCTGCACGGTGAGCAGGCCGGCAAGTACATGGACTTTGCCACCGGAGAGGGTGGTGACATGCTCGACCTAATTCAGCACCGGCAGGGCTTAACGCTTGTTGAGGCGATGGAGTGGGCAAAAAAGCGCTGTAACGTCAGGGATAGTAAGCCCTCGAAAAAATTTAGCGCGGTGGAAAAAAAGACCTATCAAAAACCTAAGCCCCCAGAGCAAAGCCAGTCACAGAATCTGCACGGGTACATGGAGGGGAGGGGTTTTAGGGATGTCGGTGAGATCTGCTTCAAGTGGAAAATATACGAGACGGTGAGCACTCGCGGCAGTGACGTTGTGTTTCCGTATTACGACCAGTCAGGTGATCTGGTGTTTTTAAAGACTAAGCCGATGAACCATGACGGCAACCCCGCAACCCAAAAAGATTTAAAGCCCATCCTCTTTGGTTGGCATGCATTGCCGGCTGATGCTCGGGAAGTTTGGATAACTGAGGGCGAATGGGATGCCATTGCATGTAGTGAGCTGGGTTACCCCGCCCTAAGTGTTCCATTTGGTGGGGGGAAGGGCGCCAAGCAGACCAAGTGGATTGAGTCAGAGTACGACAATTTGGCTAGGTTCGAGCGCATCCTGATAGCTACGGATATGGATGAACAGGGTGAGCTAGCCGCCGCCGAGATTATGTCTCGACTGGGAGATCGCTGCATCAGAATTAACTTACCGAACAAAGACATCAACGAGATGTTGCAGGGCGGTAAGCAGTCCTACGCCGCCGCCCAAACCATCTTGGCTATGGCCTATGAAGAAGCTGTCTGGAAAGACCCGACTACCCTTAGGTCTGTTATGGAGTTTGAAGAAGACCTTGACCAGTTTTTCAGTTTGGACGAGGACACCACGGGCTTCGGTTCCGGCTGGCAAAAGCTGGATGAAGAAGACATTCGGTTCAGGCCGCAGGAGCTTTGGGGTGTGGCTGGAATCAATGGCCACGGCAAGTCACTCTGGCTTGGGCAGCTCTGCCTCAATGCGGTCGAGCAGGGCCAGAAGGTATTGATAGCCAGCATGGAGATGCCTCCCCGTGCAACTCTGGGCCGGATGATGAAGCAGGCTGGTGGTGTTGCGGCTCCACCAAAGCCATACCGGAAAGCGCTTCTGGACTGGCTTGCCCCCAACCTATGGCTGTTCGTTGACAAGCTAACACCGAAACCGAAAGACCTGATGGAGTGTTTTGAGTACGCCTATCGCCGGTATGGCATCAACGTCTTTGTCATCGACTCCCTTACCAATATGTGCCGGCAGGATGATTACGAGGGGCAGCAAAAATTTATTGAGAGCCTAGTCAACTTCAAGATGGCATTCCCCGTGACCATTTTCCTTGTGACACATGTTCGCAAAGGCGAGTCCGAGATGACCGCACCAAACAAATATGACATCAAGGGTTCCGGCTCTATTACGGATCTGGCTGATGGCTTTATTTCGATCTTCAAAAACAAGCGGAAGCAAGAGGCTGTTGCTCAGGCTGAGATCCTGATGGAAGAGGTTGACGAGAAATATGCTCGCCAATGGGACAGCTACCTTGAAGTGCTGAAAAACCGGAACGGGCAGTACGAGGGAAAGATTGGCTTCGAGTTTGATTCTGACGCCATGCAATTTAAAGAGCGCCGAGGCTCAAAGGCAAAACAATACATCGATTATTCAAAGTAGAGGTAGCAATGCAAGAGACAGAAAATTTTGCACAGAACGTGCGAGACGCGGGACAGGCAATATCAGTCGCGGAGCGAGCCATCGCCAAGGCCGATGCCGAAGAGAAGATGATGGTCGCGCAAGAAAAAGTAAAGGCTGAGATGCAGGGTCATAAAACCAACGCGGCTCAGGAGCGATGCGCGGACGAAAGTCCATACGTTGTTCAGGCAAGACTCGACAGGGGAATAGCAAAGGGACAGTTGGCTGCGGCTAAAGCTGACCTGATGGCCTGCGAGATGGAGTTCAAAATATGGCAGTCGCTGATGGCAACCCAGCGGTTTGAAAAGAATCGAATTTACAACACAGATTGAGGCATCAATGAATAATTTAAAAGCACTTATGAGCGAGTTCAACCTAACACAGACCGCCCTAAGTAACAAAACTGGCGTCGCACAGCCAACCATTAATAGATTTTTAAACGGCAAGACCAAGTCGCCATCGTATGAGGTAACAAGAAAGCTGGCCAGTTACTTTGATGTGTCGGTCGATTATCTGCACGGGTATGAAACGGTATCTGACAGGCCCCGAATCATTGAAGAGTAAAACGGCAACTGCGGAAGAAAAACGCTGGATGGATGCGATCACAGAGATGGGTTGCATCATCTGCAAAAGAGAGCTGGGGGTGGTATCGCCGCCAGAAATTCATCACTTAAACGGCAAGGTGAAAAAGGGCTGTCACTTGCAGTCAATTCCACTTTGCTACAGACACCATAGAGAAGGTAGTGACAATGCGCTATACACCTCGCGACATCCCAGCAAAAAAAGATTTGAAGAAAGATACGGAACCGAAGAGTCCTTGCTCGCCGCCGCCAGAGAACAGTTGTCGTGGGATTGATTCTGCGACACCGCAAGATTGGGACAGGCTGAGACAGCAGGCGCCAGCCATAGAGCCTAGCCCAGAAAAGACTGGACTTGAGGCGTGGGTGGTTACGAATGTTAGCGAGCCTAGCCACTATATCCGCGAAGGTGGCATTGAGTGCATTGATGTGATGACCAGCTTGTTCGGTGAGGATCGCGTCAAGGAGTGGGCGGAGATCACTGCGTTTAAGTACCAGTGGCGTCAGGGTACAAAGGCCGGCAATACAGCGGCGCAGGATAAGCTTAAGTCTATTTGGTACACCCGCTTCAGCATGGGGGATGATCCTCGCAATGATTAATGGACGAGCAAAAGGCCACGCTTTTGAGCGGGACATCATCAAGATATTTCAAGATGAGTTTGGCGACTGCGCGGCCCACTTAAAAAGGGTTCTGGATCAGTATCAAGAGAAGGGCAGGGCTGACATTGAATTTAATAATTTGATGATCGAATGCAAGCGCTATGCGAGTGGCAGTTGGCACAAGCCGGAGTGGTGGAAGCAGTGCTGTGACTCGGCAAAGGGTAAGTGCGTCCCCGTGCTGATTTACAAGTACGACAGACAACCTATTCGGTTTGTGTTCAGGCTATCAGATCTCGGATGGCATCCGCAGGACGATGAGTGTACAGCCACCGTTGATATGCCTACTGGAATTATGCTCATGCGAGAGCTGCTGGAGTTTAAATGAAGCCAGACTTATTTAGGGCAGTTATGAAAAATGCGGCGGAAAAAACTTACTACCCCCAATGCCTGATGTACATAGAGATGAGCATGCCATCAGAGATGCACAACCTAGCCAAGTCAACGCTGCCGTACCTGCTCCCCAGCAACATCCTTGCGCTCAAGACCAAGGAAGAAAGACGAGAGGCAATAGACAGCATACCTGACGATGCGTACCCACCCTTCGCCAAGGACATAGTGAAGCTGGGGGTGCAGAACATTTGGAAGAAAGACAAAAGGGCACAGTTGAATGGCAAGACCTCTGTACGAAACCGAAGCTGATCTAAGCCGCGAGGCAAAGGTGATGCACACTGCCGCAGAAAAATGGAACTGTGATTATTTGAAATTACCCCTGAGCTATCGGCTCGACTTTGCATTGATACGGAGCAATAAACTGGTGGCCCTAGCTGAGATCAGGGTGAGAAA